TAGCTTCTACCACGTTTTCAAGCGGCACATACTTGCTTTTAAAAAACGGATTGTTTGCGTCTTTCAAAGGTTGCTTCATTTCTTGCTGAGTTTTAGCAAAAGCCTTGCTAAACTCGATTAACGTTTCTGATTTTTTCATTTTTCCCTACCTGATATTCAAATTCTTCTTTTCGACCAATTCAGCACCGAGAATTTCTTCACCGTTTGTTAAAAGCTTCTTTAAATCTACCTTATCCGCTTTGTATTCGATTTTTTTGTATCGTTCAGGTAATAACACCATATCGACCTCAACGCTCTTAGAACGCCTAAATGACACTTTAAACAACGATGTATCTACTTTTTCACGTCCTGTTAGTTCCATGCTTGCAGCCAAGTCTGTTTTCATTCGTTCGATTTTGTTCTTGTCAGAGTCATTCAATTTCTTCAAACGGTCTTGTTCGTTTTTCCGTGCCGCAACGTCCGCTTCTAAGTTTTTTATGACCTTGATATAATTTTCAATTTTGTTTTCGTAATCTTCGTTCCAGTCGATACTATCAAGAGTATCTAACTTTGTTTCATCATCTAAATCCATGTTATAGATTTCTAAAAACTGCCCTGTCAGTTCATACAATGTACTCATATCGTTACTCCTTAAATCTTTATTGTCATTCTACGTTTGTAGTTATTGCTTATATTTTCGCCTCTAAGCCATTTTATTGTTTGAGTGGCACAATTATACTCTCGATAGTTTAAAATCGATTGCGTGCCATTCTGTGGCTTCCTAGCCATATATACGCTATATGTCGTCACCTACATAGAGCCATTGACCGCCAGAGAAGATAAAACATTCTTCTTTCGGCTCTGGTTGCTCTGGTTCTGTCGTCAGCCACTTGTCATAGTCAAACGGTTCAATCATTTCAAGACCTCGCTATACTTCGTCCAAAGTCGCCAAAGTTCTTTGACAAATTTCACTGCGTCATGTCGTTTGTACCAACGAAGCTTGTTTCGTTCGTTAGGTGTGACATGATATAGCAGCGCTGTTTCAAGTTCTGGTATTATCATAGCCCTACCTCCCAAGTGAATACTCCGCCCGCTTGATGCAGGCTTTCCATTTCTCGCAGTTTCCAATAGCAGACATCACCGCTAACTTTCATCAGTCTGTTTACAAGCATGTCTGACAGCTCGTAGTATTTGTCACTAAACACTGCCACCATTTCAAAATTGCTCATTTCTGGTTTTAGTACGCTTTTCTTTTTTCTCATATCCTCCTCCTGCTTTGTGTGTCGTTCTTAAATTTAAAAACATTGTTCTTTCCGGCTAGTATGCGATCTAGCAAGCTAGGCTCATACAACTTTTTGAGTTGTTCAAAATGGTAATGTTCTCCTATCTTCAGAATCTTGCGGATATTTAAAACTCAATTCCTTTGAACCTTTTGCTACCCGGCTAACTAAGCTTGCATCAAATATCTTCTTCATCTCTGAGCCTGATAGATTGCTTGTGATAATTGTTTTATCTCTCGCATCTAGCAAGGTGTACATGAAGTCCTTCTTCCACTGCGCTTGGTCGCCTTTTCCGAAGTCATCCAAAATAAGATAGTCAACTCTTTTCAAGAGTTCCAACCAGTCGTCTGCACTTCGTACATCTCTACGACCAAAACCACTCTGGATTTTCTGAAACATAGCTGGAACGTTCATAAACAATACGCTTTTAGGTGTGTTAATAGCCTTGAAGTCTGCGTTTATCTTTCTTGCTATTGCTATCGCAAGATGCGTTTTCCCTCGCCCAGCATCTCCGACAATGACTGTATTGCCTTTGCCGCCCTTGAAATAGTGTTTTGCTATTCTCAGGGCGAAGTTTTTAGCTAGGTTATCAGCCTCGGTTGATACTGTGAATGTTTTGAAACTAGCATCTTTCAAGCCGTTAGGGATCAAGCTATTTTTATCCAGTACATCAAATGTATTTCTGAGGATTGACGAAGTGTACGCTTCTCCTATTTCAGCTTCTTGCTTACGTTCTACCTTCTCTCTGACACATTGCGGGCAGAAGGTTGGTTGGTATGGTTCTGTTCTATTTGTCGCCCGCACAGGCTTCTCAAACGTCCACATATAGCAAGAGTGCTTAGGGCATATCTCGTCTTCATTTACATAGTGCAGTGGTTCAAATCCAATTTTTTCAATCATGCAAACCTCCTAAAATGGCAACTCGTCTTGATAAGGTTTAAAGACCGCTGGATTATCCGCTGATGGATTAGATTTTCTGATTTCAAATTCTTCAAAATCTTTCTTGATCGCTTCTAGCGAAGTTAACTTCTTTTCTCTCCATGATTTCAAAATCTTATTTAGATAGTTAAAGTTATTAGCTCCTGCATCTTCAGTCAGCTCAATTGCATATTGGATCATTTCAATTGTCATATTGTCTAAGCCAATATAATCTAGTAAAATTTGAGCTTGTCTGTCGTTAAGTTTGATATTGCTTTCTTTGATAATCTGAGAAAAAGATTTTTTTTCATTTTCTCTTCCTGTATAGTTAAGGTTGTTAACCTTATCTAACTCTAATCTATCCTTATCTATCTCTAACTCTAATCTATCCTTCCCTAACCTAACCTGTGTATCCACTTTGTATACATTTTGTATACATTGTTCTAAAGGCTTGATATTAGCGATTTTTGACTTATCAAATTCAAGCTGTTCTTTTTCTTCTTTATGAATTGTTGATTGGAATCTGTCCGCCTGAATGTAATTGTGAATTCTCCAATGTCGGATAACAACCACTCCACTTTCAAACGGGATAATAAATCCTTTAGCAATCAAGATTTTTGCGTCATCATCACTAGCTCCAATCGTTCGTTGGATTGTTTTTACCTTATCGATAAATCCTTCATCGTCTGCTCCCATGTTTAAGTGGAAGTATAAAGCTTGGCTTGACAGAGGCATATCAAGAAAATTGTCTGTTTCTGTTATTTTCTTACTAAACATTCGTCTTTGCGCCATCAATTCTCCTTTCTTTATTTTTTATCCTTATCCCTCCAAATAATCGCAGTACCAATCACAGCAATAGCTCCGATAATCGGCAGTAGAACATTTCCTGTTTCTCCTGTCTTTGGTAACTCGTTCGTAGCGGTGTTTATTTTGTTCTCTGTTGCGTTTTTTGGTTCTTCCTTGGCGCTTGGAGCGGGCGGCTCTTTTTCAAGCGTTTTAGGCGGTAATTCTGGCTTTTTAGGTTCGTCTGGAATTACTAACTCTGGCAGTTCCAAAATTGGCGCTGGTGGAAGCAATGGAACATCGTTCAAATCAAGTTCTGGCTTATCCAAAATAGGAGCAGGTGGCATCATCGGAATGTCATTGATGTTCAACTCCGGCTTGTCAATCTGTGGAGCTTCGTTTGGAATTTCCCAGATTGGCTTAGGACGGTTCTTGCCGTCTGCAGTACCGCTTCCAGACACCCACTTGTAATCAACTTTATGCTCAATCCAATAGTCATTGGCCGTCACCTTGATAGTGTTTGTTGGAACGGTTGCTTGTGTAGCGTATCGTACGCTGTACTCAAAGACTAAGACATTGTTGAGGAAACCGACATAATAGTCAAAGCCATTCTCACGCATGCTAAGCATGTCCATATTGCCCGGCCAAGCGTATGTCCACGGATTGGCAGAGTGCAGATAGCTGATTTTCATACTGCCCGGAACATAGCGACCCTCATTATCCCAAGTGTCAGACACGCTGACACGGTTCATAGTCGCCTTGCGGTAGTTAACCCTCGCTACCCAGTGGACAACGTTAGGGTCTTCTTTGTCCTGCGTGCCCCACTTGTAAAGCTCCTCATTCGGGTTAGTGTCGCCCTTGCTGCCACTTTCAATTTCAACGATTGTCCCGCTGAAATTCAGTTCCATTTTGCCTTCTTCTCGCACGACTTCTCTGTTGATTTTAGTCTGCAGATTAAGGCTGATTGACTTGTTTAAAGGATTTTCTTTGAAATAGTCGTTGAATACTGTAGTCACGTTGTTTTCTTTTGCATTTGCAGTAGCTTGACCTACTTCTGCGCCCTCGTTGTTGGTCACTGGAAATTCGTAGTTAGTTTCCAATTCCAATTCTTGCGGAAGCGGCATTGTTAACGTGTCACCCTGATTAATTTCTACATCGTCTGGGATGTCTGTCTTAACAGTCACATCTACCTTGTCGTAGAAGCTGTCACCTTGCTTCTGCACTTCAACTGTCGGCTCTGTGACAGTTATTTCTGTACCCTCTTTTGTGACTTCACTTGCTAGTACGTTAGGGGCAATCAAAAGCCCTGCCAAAACTGCCATAGTTGCTGTGATTTTAATAGTGTTTTTCATTTTCTTTCTCCCTTTATTTATTCAAGTAATTCTGGATTTTCGTAGATGTTGCCGATGATTTCATAATTCATAGGAACCGCTTCTGGATATCCACAAGCTAGAGTGAGATTAAAACCAACATACTCCCTTATAGCCCCGAATTCTTCTTCTATGGCTTGTTTTCCGTAATTTACGATTGTTTTTCTAAAACCATTGTAAGCCACATCTCCCTCAAAAATTTCCTTGCCATTCTTGTCTTTGAGGCCTGTTGATTGCATGAGTTCAACTTCGTCCGCTAAACGTTGAAAAGTGATACCATCACCAATGAACTCAAATTTACCACGGTACCAATGAATTTCATCGACATCAATCATTTCTTTCTCTTTTTTGAGCCAAGCCCTAAAATTCGGTATCATTTCAAATCCTCCCATTTAACAATTCCAGATATAGTACATTTGCTATCAAGTTTACTTGTTAGCGTATCACGAAGATAAATTCCGTGCGTGGTCTCAATTATATTTCTGTACATATTTTTGATTTGTACGATTTTAAAAAAATTGCCATTTTTTAAAACTTTAACGTATTCACCTGTTTTTAATTCCATATTCCCTCCTGACAATCAACGAATAGCCATGATAATGTAATCGGTATTGACTAGATAGCTTTTACCTTCTTCGACGATTTCTATTAAATCTTTATCGCCTAAAAGCCTTTTTGTGTTATCGTCAACCTCTCTTACGTCGCAATTGTAAAATTCAATTTGGTCGTCCGTTGTCACAATTCTTTTAAATATCATGACAAAACCTCCGCATATTCAAACGCTGGCGTGATAGCTTTTCTAGCCATTGCCAGAGCTTCCATTTCCGCTTTCCGTTGTTCTTCGTGATACAAGCGCATATCTTCTTCATACTGAGCCACTAGCTCAGCTTCTAAGCGTGCCAAGCGCTCTTTTTTAGCACGTTTGCGTGCGTCCATCCGGTTGCCGTACCAGCCGGCTACAAATGCGATAGTTGCAATTAATGCAACGCCTAAAAGTTGACTTCCTAATGTTGGTTCCATGTGTTACTCCTCTAGTTAAACAGCGATACTTGCTGATTTGCGTTGAAAATTTCATCTTTCAGCTCTGGGCTGATAGACCAGCGACGAATGAATGACACCGCATCATGAAAATTCTTTGCTGGAATTTCACGGCGACGAACTCCGAAGTGCTTGCGGATCGCATGATTTATGTCTGAGTATGCCTTTCCTCGGATATGGTTATCCCGATAGGCAGGAGCTTTCTTCCCTTGCAAGAAACCGACAATCTTCTTGTTAACTTCTTCTGTCAGCATGTTTTCTTGTACGGCATTCACTCGCATAGTGTCTTCAAGATTAGTAATGCGGTGTTCGTGATTTTCAATGCTGTCTAGCATCTTCCGCATTACGCCGATTTCTGATAGTGATTGTTCGCTGCTTGTGCTTTTTCCAATGATTTCGTTTGTCATATGATTTCTCCTTCTAGTACTTCTGTTTCCTTGAGCATGCTTCCCATGTCCTCGGCAAGTCTGCTGATAGCTTTTTGCAACTGTTCAAATTCGTTTCTGACTTTACTGTCAGAGTGCAATATTCTTTGTTCGTCCACATAGACCAGACCGCCCATGCTCACGACCATTTCGTTACCCTTTCGGATAAACGATAGTAGGCTCTTATAGCTGCCTATTTTCGCTTGTGCTTCGTTTAGCTGGCCTTGTGACTGCTTGATAGCTTCTGTCAGCTCGTCATACTTAGCAGACTTTTCGTCAACCGCCTTGCGTTCTTCGACAAGCTTGTTATATTGCTCCTCGATAAACTCTGCTCGGCTGTTCAAGTCATCGTATTCTCGTTTGAGCTGGCTATTCTTTTCTAGCAACGTGGCATTTAGTGATTTTGTAGCGTCATAGTCTGCCGGCTTCACTTCGATTTCTTTGACAACTTCCTTTTCAATCGTCTTGGTTTCAAGACCTTTCAAGGCTTGCTCTGCCAAGCGCTCGTTTTGCTCTCGTAAGCTATCGTTGGCACTTCGTGCAAGGTTAAGCTGGCGCTTGACCTCTTGCAGTTCTCTGACTGTTGGATTGTCGCCTTGCTCAATCCTGTTGATTTGAGTTTTCTTTTCTTCTTCCGGAAGAGTTGCGATTAGGTACAAGGCAGACAACCCTAAATCGTTCAACGTTGAACGATTTGAAGTTAATTCCTCGGCAATTGTTATCATCTTCCTTGCACTGCTCGGCTCAATATTTACCGTTCTGAGCCAATTTTCAAATTGTCCATGCGTCAAATTGTGCTCTTTTATATGCTTCAATCTGTAGCCTATTTCAAAGATTGATTGACCTGCTAAACGTTTGAAACCTGTGATTTCAGCGGTCAAAATATTCAAGTCGTTTGATAATGCTATTTCGTTCATTTACTTTTCCTTTCTCCTGTGATATAATCTAAGTAGATATTTTTGATTTGCTTCCGACATTTTTGTCGGTAGCTTTTTTTATTTTGCTAGCGACCTGCAGAAGCGCTGTGCGTCTTCTAGGTCGTAGAGATACTTGCCGCCTTTTGTATGCTGCATACTTCTAAATTTGCCTTGGTCTCTCCATTTTTCAAGATATGTTCGACCCCAGCCTGTGGCGCCTTGTAACTCTTTAATGTTGACCCATTTTGTTTGTTTAGACAGTTGCCTTTCCGCTTCAACTATCGCTTGCTTGTTAAGCTCAACTAGTTCAGCGAAAAGCTCTGATTTAAAATCTTCACCGAAAAGCTCTAGCGCCATAATCTCCCTACCTTTCTTCAAAGACAACCCAACTATCAGAGATAGACAGCTTTTTAGTGATTTCCAATTTTAAGCCGTCGCTTCCGTGCCCCTCTTTGAGCAACCGATTGATTGCGGCCGGTGTAACGCCGATGACCGTTGCAAGGTCTGACTGACTCCAACCTTTTTCATTGAGTCGCTGTTTTACCAGTTCGATCCATTTTTTGTGTTGCTGGCTCATATACTCTCCTTTCTTTATGCTATAATCTCCCTAGAGGGGAGGTGATTATAATGAATGACTATCAACTTGAAACATCCTTAGTTACTCTTGGCAAAGAGCTTGAGATAGCCAAGAGTAACGGACAGGATAATTTCAGCGTTCATATTAGTTTCTTTGACGGCTTAGATATTAACCGTCATCTCCAAGAGTTTGCGCGACAACATCACGTACAGATTGACCGTTCGACTCCTGACCAAATAACTTTTCTAATACGCTGAATTTGTTGTAAGGGAATGCGTTGTATTTTATTCTTTCGTCGAAAGTAAGAATTACTTCGCATTTCTCTTTTTCAATGTCGTTAGAAAAAGCCAACTCTTTGACGTTGTTTAGCAAAATGCCGTCTACGAACACAGCAGGATAATTCTTTCTTGCTGTTAGCAATACATCATGTATCGCTGTATTGATTACTAGCGTTTTTTTCGTCGTTCTTCTCCTTTCTTAATTAGAAAGTTAAAGAAATAGTAAATTATTTTATAAAAACGCTTGACAGTTTTAAACAAATAATTTAAAATGAAACCATAATTAAAAGACTTGATAAAACGATATATCTATCAATTCAATGCGCTCGCCAAAGCTATTTAATTTTTAGATAAGTTTTTACAAGGTTTTTTACTAAATCTTTAACTTACAAAAACTATTTTAAATTATTTATTTAACTTTGTCAATACTTTTATATAAATAATTTAAATATTTTTTGTCAATCTCTGAGAAAGGTTGATAAATCAATGTTCTTAACATTTGAAAGAATCAAAGAACTTGCTAAAAAACGAGGTTTATCTTTAAATCAAGTAGAAGAAAAACTCGGATATAGCAAAAACACATTATATTCTTTAAAACGGCAAAAGGTAAGTTCTGACCGTCTTCAAGAAATCGCAGATTATTTCGGAGTATCTACTGACTACTTGCTGGGTCGGACAGATAACCCAGCTATCGCAGGAGAAAAAGCTCCAGAGCATGAAATAGAACTTGATGACTTGGACGGCCGCATTATGCTCTTTGACGGCAAGCCCTTGTCAGATGATGACAAGCGAGCTATTAAGGGTATCATAGAGGGCTACCTCAATAGCAAGAAATAAGTTTAGGTGAGGGAGATTATGGATAAAGAAAAAGAACTGTTGGAGCAGTATAAGGTATCACTATATACTTTTGAGCCCGACCAATGGTCTGGGCGTGGATTCTATGACGCAGAGACGCGGACCATTTTCTTAAACTGCTCCTTATCGCCTGACGAGCGTCACAGAGTGCTGCTACACGAATTAGGGCACTTAGAGCATATCGGCTCTATCTATCGTCACTCTGCTATGCGCTGTGAGAATGAAGCTAATAGGCACATGATCCATAAGCTATTAGAAGAAGAACTTGCATCATCAGACGATCATCAATCATTTAACTTCTTACACTTTATGCAAAAGCATAAATTAAAGACAGTAACAGACGAAATGATGGTTATTGACGAATATTATGAATTGATAGGATAAGATTATGGATTTCAAAAAAATAAAAGATTTAGCAAAAACTGCAGTTGATAAAACTGCAGAAGGTATAAGTAGAGCTAATGACATAAGAAAAAAAGCGTCGCTAGAAACAAAAATAACTTTGCCAGCGAGCAATCAGTTCTCTAGTCCTACTACTGTCCGAAAAACGGTTGATGACCAATACTATATCGGCATGTACTCGGAAGAGCCTGTGCTCTATGAATTTGAAAATTTTAATTTTTCTGGCTCTACAATTATTGAACGTACAACGACTACAGGAAAAACCAAGCAAAAAGGAAAGAAAGCTAGCACACTTGCTGGTGCTGCTTTAGGTACTGTTTTAGCGCCAGGAATCGGAACAGTTGTCGGCGGTATGGTTGGTGCTTCCGGAAAGAAAAAAGGTACTATCAACTCTACGTCGGTTACTACACAGGAAGAAAAGCCTGGATCAGCTTCTATCTCTCTTAGAAACATTGCAACTGGTGAGATAAAAACCATTTCAACAAAGTTAACTCAGGTACAAGCGAACAACGTTGAAAGATTTTTTGAATAAACAAAAAATCCCCACATTCTCGGCCAGCAAGCTTGAATGTGGGGAAATCCTGTATAAGAAACAACCATTCAAAAGGTCGTTTTCTTGTACTCATTTTATCAAATAATGAGGTCAAAATCAATGGAAATCAAATCTTACAAGAAGAAAAATGGTGATACGGCTTATATGATCCGTGTTTACATGGGAAAAGCAAAAGGCACTAGCCGATATGTGACCCGCAGAGGTTTTCAGACTAAAGCGAAAGCTAGAGCTGCCATTCTAAACTTACAAGAGGAATTAGAAAAGACCGAGGAAAGCAAGACAGAAAAGACGGTTTATGAAGTATGCGAAGAATGGCTAAAAGAATACTATGATACTGTACAGGAAAGCACATATATTAAGACCTACAGAAATATCAAGAACCATATTTACCCAGAATTAGGCAACCAAAAAATAATCGACATAAGCCCTATACAAATGCAAGAGCAAGTCAACGCTTGGTCGAAAAAGCTTGTCTACGGCCGCAAGCTAAAAGGCTTGATGAACAATATCTTTAAGTATGCTGTGCGGCATGGCTACACAAGTAGCAATCCTATAGATAGCGTAGTGACTACAGTAAAGAAGCGCCATGATAGCACTAGCGAATTTTATGACAAGAAAGAGCTGAAAGCATTTCTAAAACTGGTAGATAAGACAGAGGATATTAGGAAGATTACTCTGTTCCGTCTGTTAGCATTCACAGGGGCACGAAAAGGCGAGATTTTAGCCCTTAAATGGGAGGACTGGATAGATAACACTCTGGACATAAACAAAGCCATTACAAGAGGTTTTGCGGGCGAAGAAATAGGCTCTACTAAGACCGCTAGCAGTAAACGTTTGATAAGTCTTGATCCAAAAACTCAAAAACTGCTATCTGAGTACAAGAAAAGTTCGACTGACTCAGATTACATTTTTGGAAATGAATTGAATAAACCCATTCCTAGCACGCTGCCTAGAAAATGGCTGCTAGATATTGTCAAAGATAGCAAAGTAAAGCCAATTAAGATACACGGTTTCAGGCACACGCACGCTAGTCTATGCTTTGAAGCAGGCATGACCTTGAAGCAAGTTCAGCATAGGCTCGGCCACTCGGATTTAAAAACGACCATGAATATCTATACTCACATTACCAAACAAGCAAAAGATGATATCGGGGAAAGATTTGCGAATTATATAGACTTTTAGGAGGGATACCTCCTTTTTGTAACTCCTTTTGTAACTCCTTTTTTTAAAAAAGTTTAGAAAATAATAAAAAAGATAAAATAAAAACCGTTGACAATTCAACGGTTTAAGAAGTTTTAAGAAGTTTTAAGAAATAATAATGGAGCCGGTGGGAGTACCTGAAAATCTATCAGACCTTACTTAATTTAAAAATATAACTCCTTTTAAAACTCTTTTAGATGTCATTAAACCTTTTCATTTCAGCAAGTACAAAAAACCAGCAAAAGCTGGTAATGACTTATAAATATTTATTTGGTATTCTACCGCCATTTCTTTTTATATCCGCTATAACCTCTTTTTTAAAAGCGACTGCCTCAGCAAGTGTTTTAAATCTTTTCCTTAACCTCACTCCAAAACGGGCAAACTCGACATCATAGGCATTTTTATTTTTGTTGTAAGATATGTTTTTGTGTCCAGTAGTTTTGTTTGTCGATAGTGGCTTGTCTATACTCCTTTGGATTTCTTTTAATTCTGCATTCCTTGTTTTCAAGACTTGCCCCTCCAAGTGGCCACAAGACTTTTTTTTACCATTTATTACACCAAAAGCTTTATAATAAACCTCTTTCCCGCATGAGCAATGACAATAAAGCATTCTTTGGTTGTTAATCAGCACGACTCCCATTACTTTCAGCTCTCCAAATGTTTTACCTAGTAGAGAGTTGTAATCGATAGTCATTCGCTCATTGCCAAAATAAGGCAACTCATCAAAAAGCTTAATGTACTGATCTATCAAGTCACTGATTTCCTCAATCTCTTCTATTTTTTTGCGACTTTTACTGATTTTGCGACCTTTATATCTGCGAGTAAAAAAGTACTCACCGTGTCGCTCGTCATATCTTACCCATTTTTTTATCTTAATTATTGCCATCTCTCACCTTTTATAGATTTGTAAATTGCGCAAAATCAATTAACATTTTTACATACCCTGGGGCATTTCTATTTCCTAAATCCCAATCTTGTAAAGTCCTGATTGGGATATTGTATTGACGACTAAATTCTGCCCGCGAGGTCTCTCTGGTCTCTTTAAGTGGGTTATTTGCAAACTGATAAATTCTGTTCAGGAGTGTCACTACTTCATCCGGAGCATAGTCATCCATCCAGTCTTGCCATCCTCTTTCTGCAATAAAATATTCAAGAGTTGTATCTTCCAATGCTTCCCTATATAATTCTTTAAATAATTCAAATTTCATCTTTTTACTCCTTTTATTTGATTTTATTGATGACCGTTGCATTTGCAAGGATAGCTTCGTTTTCGTCTGCTTCGTAAGCATTGCGTGGATTTCTTTTGTTACTCCCTACAAGATAAAGACAAGGATAGTGATAGTATGTTTTTTGGATTTCCAAAGATTTTTCTATAGATTCGATAATTTCTTCATCTTCGTCCCAATCTTGGTCAAATTCGATTAATGTTGTACAAGTTCCTCCTACTTCATTTTCTGTAGGTTGATCGTATTCGTAGTCCCACTCTACAGACTCTGGTAGTACTTGCCCGATTTTATAAGTTTCATCCCAACCACGGATGCCGTAAAATTCGTAATTTGTTTCTTTGATTGCTTTTAAGATTTCTTCGACTGTCATTTTATTTCTCCTTTGCCTTTATCTTGATTATATTATAACACGCATTGCGTATATTGTCAACACTTTTTATAAACTTTTTTTAAATATTTTTATTTTTTTGAGCAAACAAAAAAAGCCCCGACCGATTGGCCGAGGCAGTGTATTATTTAAAAGATTGTCTTACAAAGGAGCGAGCTCCTTTCTTTCCTTATCCGTGGGCTTCTGTGAAGCGCTTGAAGTCGTCGTTGCCAAGAGAGACTACTGGCAATCCCAGAGTGTCCTTAAAGCTGTTTACTGATCCGATGTCAGAAAGTCCGATGTACTTGCCGCCAACGAACACGCCGAAGCCATATTTACCGTTTTTCAAAATAAATTCTTTCATTAGTTTTAAATCCTCCAAATTCGTGATTCCAATATCTGCTTTTACATCTTCAAATGGCAACTCAAACCAGCCAACTATTTGTTGTGCTGGTGCTTGCCAGTTGACATAACTAAATGTGCCGTCGCTTGATAGATTGCGAATAACCTTGCGTGTCCATCCGCCATTATAGAGAGCGTCTGCGTTGCTGTCGATATTCTGCTCAATGGTGATAATTCCACCGTCAGCGGTATAACCAACCACAAAGCCGATATGTCCGAACTCGTGATATGGCCAGCAATTTGATACCCATACAGAGCTAATAGGCGGCCTATTTGAGCCGTTAAAGCGTGTTACTTTAAGACCTAAGCTTGCTGCTCGGTCTAAGCAATCAATAGCGTTGACATAGCTAAAATTAAGCTTGTATAGCCCTTGATATTGCAAAATGTTGTCAATCAGACTAACACATTGTCCGCCATAAGGATTTGTCGGAGCTTCCATGCGCTGATTAACAACACTTTCTAGCTTATCAAGTAGTTGTTTTTGAGTCGTCAAAAGACCACCCCCTTATTAGTCTTCTTTGAGTTCAGACAAGTTCATCAAGATACATGTTAGGCCTGCAAGCCCGACTGTTGATGCGACTACTACCCAGTTGACTTCTGTCAGCAGGGCAGAAGAGCCAATGACACCAAGCGCTGCTTGAGCCATAGTCTTGATTACTTTGATAGCGAGTTTCTTTGCAAATTTGTTCATGATTTAACTTCCTTTCTTTTCGATCATGATTTTGAGTTCTTTGACATCTTCTGTCAAATTCTTGATTTGCTCCGTCATAGCGACGAGAGCTTGATTTTGCTTGTCGTGGTCGTCCAAGCGCCGAGTGTGGTCTTTTGTCTGCTGCTCCAAAAAGCCTTGACGCAATTCCAATGAGTTAATTTTGGTTGCTTGCTCAATGCTTTTCGCACGCAGAACATTGTAAAAACCGTAAATGGTTATGATAAAACCAATCACAGTAATCAAAAATTGGTACTCTGGTTTCAAATAATAATCACCCCCTTTCTAGTTTTTCGGTTTAGTCCAGCGATACGCCACGCCAGTACCGGCCAATTCCAACTGACCACCCGTCAAAAAATATGCGACTGGTTCGCCATTGTAAGTAAATTCTTTGTTGACCTGCACAAGCACCCTCTTACCTTCTCCAAATTGCTCTGTGTAGGATTCATCAACGAGAGCAAAGATGTCATAAGCTTGATAGGTCGTGCCGATTTTAGCTAGCTCCACGAGCTCCAAATATCTTTTGTAGATTGTTGGATCTACAGGATTATCAGTATTTGTCACTGCATCGAGCACTGTTACTTCTGACAGCTTGGCTAGTTTATCAATCACTTCTGATTGCTCAGCTACTGACTTGTCAAGTTCTTTAAATGCATACGCTGTGTAATGCTCTTTAAAAAACTCAGCTTTAATCAAAGCTAGTAATTCCTCGTGTGATTTGTGCGTATGGTCGCCATTTAGCGGATAAGCAGCCGTGGAAAAGTAAGGCTGTTGCTGATAGATTGTTACAATCGTGCGATTGATTTCGCCATTTGCTCCGTATTGTCCAGATACGTCTTTTACTTCGTAGCTCATGCTACACCCCCTTTGCCTTTTTCTTCTTCAAACATTTTACGCAGCTTATCATTGCCATCGATTACAGACTTATAAGCAGCCAGTTCTTCTTGCGCTTGCTCCAAAGCGCCTTTGTAATTAGCAGACACTGCTTTAAGTTCAGCAATTTCGATAGCCTGATTGGCAATCTTAGTCCCTAGTTCGCTTGTGATATGTTGATACATTTGTTCTTGCATGTTCTCTCCTTTAGATTGAGTAATCTGTTACATTCGTCCAGCCGTTCCGCTCAGCTATCATTTTGACAAGTCTTGCCAATCCATTATGATACTCGATTAAGTCCTTGTTACCCTTTAGCAGTCTCAGGTTTGGACAGCTAATCTGCATTTTTCTCGAGCTGTAGATATTCACATCGTCGCCTTGCATAAATATTCTGCCGATATTTTCTCCTACAGCGCCACCATCTCCGATATTTAAATAGGCACCGCCGCTCTTAGAAACTTCAAACCTCAAACCAGTTCGAGCCGTGCCAGTGATGACACCCCTAGTCTTCGAGTTATCAGCCCCGACTGCGAGGTAAGCAGCACTTTTTCCGCCAGACAAAATAGAATACAAATCTCGATTGTTCGGTCGGTCTTTTAAATAATCAAAATCACTTTTATTAACCCCTGCAGCGATTACTAGACCAGAGCCACCACCGTTTACAATCCGACTACCATCACTAAACACAGAGTAATTACTGTATTTATTGTTTTGGAAACCTAAAAAAGTATTTTGGTTAAATAAAAGTGAGTTATTTTTACTATCAATTACAAACTCGTCATTTTGACCTTTGAAAGTAGCCCCTTTGATATCAATACCGCTAATAGTGCCTGATGTGATACTATTTGCGTTTAGATTGATGAGATTGACTCGATTAGCATCTATCGTCCCTGCGATGATTTTATCGGCTGAGACGCTTTCGATTGCTGCGCTCTTAATTGCTGCGTTGTCTATCAGCGTTTCGCCTGTAATGTGGAATCTCTTACCAACAAACCTAAAGTCACCGTCTGTCAAATTAACTTGTCCGACAATGTCACCAGCTGAGTTTAGGTTCTTTACAGCCCAAGATCCAGCAAGTTGTGTCTGGATAGTTTTCACGGCTTGGCCTGCTTTTTCGGATTGTGTCAACAAACGCTCAATTTTTGTTGGCTCATATTCAGTCTTGGCTTCTGTACCATCAACCACAATCGGCTTAGATATCTTTGCTGTTCCAGTGCCAACAAATTCAATTTTTAGCTCTGGATTGATTTTTGAATTCTTGCCTAGAATTGGTAAAGAACCAGTATAAACATCACCATTGACACTTTTCGAAAGTGTGTAATCACTATTATTATTGCTTCTGTAATAAATATTTCTGACTTGTAGGCCGCCTGCAGTTTCGATTTTTATGGCAAAAGAAAACTGCTGAGTAGTCTCAGACAGTGAATACATCGGGATATAGATATTGCGGTTGCCTTGCGCATCTACAGCAAAAGTTAATTTGTTATACACACTTCCGCTGACAGTTTCGACAGCAACTTGCTTAATGGCCGTATACGAGTCCAGACGATAATTGCTAATTTCGTAAGGATCGATGACGTAGTTTGTTACATCAAGTTCCTTGCTTACTAACTTGCTGATTTCCGTCTGAAATAGACTATCAGTCATTGTCATTCTGGCAATATTTTGCTTGACATTTTCTTCTGTCGTTCCGATAAGTCTATCGTATAGCTTTTGAGTTTCTAATACAGATTGGACTTCTGTACGCTTGACGTAGCCAGCTTCATCTACTTTGGTTAGTAAAGTAGTGACACCTTTTGCAGTTTCATCTCGAACTAGCTGAGTTAGCTCTTGCTTTCTTTGGCCGTCTGCATCAGCATAGTTTTTTACTTGCGTGACAGTGGCTTTGATTCCGTCTAGTGTTCTATCCAGCGTCGTCACTCGACTATCTAGCCACTCGGCGCCATCTTCAGGTGCTGGTTGCCATAAGCGTTCGTTCGTGCCTTCGTAAAAATCTATCTCGGTCACAAATAGACCGCCCCATTTGTTAGGGTTGTTCTTGTCGTACTCGAATTGCAGATAACCATCGTCAAAATCACCCACGTTAAATTTGAATGTCTTTTTAATCGTCCTGCCGTTATCAAATACAGCCCCATCGATCCAACGAGGCTTACCATCAAACACAAGTTGCTTTTCCTCAAAGTCCGAGGTGGCCCCCTTTTTACGTTTGCAGAAAAATATTTTGAAGTATTTTGAGTTGTTGTCAAACCCCAAAACATTTAGCACATACTCTTGATTCCTTTTCACAATAAATCGTTGAGACTTCGCAATCGCTCCGGGCCTTAACTCGAACATTCGTTTTTGTCCATTGAAGTAGAAGCTGTGAGCCGTAAAACTCATCTTCCCGTTGTGTTCCCAGTATTTCAAGCCCTCGTCCGCCCGAGAATTGCGAATCATATTAGGACCGCCCGCCCCTTTTGTCTGCACTTCTGCAATCGTCTCTCTTATCCCATCTGCAGTCTGCTTCATTTCCGCTTTAGTGACTGTGTTATCTAAGGATTGAGTGATGCGGACAAGCGCAGCATCATTCGTCTGTTGATATGTAGTGACTTCTCTACTTATGTCGCCTGTTCGTCTGTTTAAGGATCTTATGAGTTCTGACTGTGCCTTGAATCTTTTTCCAGCGCCATCTCCATTTTCATTAAACGCGTCAGCTTTTATTTGTGCGTTTATTTTGTTGAGAAGCTCTTGGCTGTCGATGATACCGCCCGCTTTTTCCAAAGCTTCGTTTGCTTTGTTTGCGGCTTGTACTGTTTTTTCTTTGATTTCTGCTGCTTTTCGGTCGAACTCGGCATCAAATTTAGTCTTATCAAATTCTGTTGGTTCCAATTCCCATTCTGCCCCGTTCCAAAAATACAGCTCCTTTTTGTCTCCAACTGTTAAAAACAATCGGTCACCTTTTTTTAAGGTGCCTTTTGGCACGTCTAACGGTTTAGCATCTCCAAAATAATTTGTCGTTTTGCCATCTGCTGCCACAAGTGCTTGAGTAGCGTATTTAATAGCTGCAGCGCTGTTCGAAGCTGATGCTGACACTGAACGACTCAAGCCACTGATTTCGCTCGTATAACGCTGGACTGATCCAACATCATTACATGTTACTTTTCGGCTGATTAAATTGCCGCCTACGTCATACTCACTTATAAACGATACGATACGGACTCCTTGTTTAAAGCCTAATGTCTCATTAATTGCCATTATATAGTCACCGGCCACAGGGCGTGTCATTGTATAATCTGCTTTTGATAAATCCTCCATATCAATCTCGATAGAGATTTTATAAGATTTATCGACATTATCTTTTAATCTTTCTAAAAGCGTACCAGTATCCTTGTAACGTTCATCTACTATAGGCTCGGCTTCAATACGGCCGTATATTTTTGCTAAAGGACTCTCGTAGGCAGAAATATAACGCCCCAGCGAATGGTCATTCTCGTCTTTCCACGCTCCTAGACCTCGCTGATAAGTGACAAAGCTATTGATATCTTTTTCAACTTTTAACTCATTCATGTTAAAGTTTTTTCTGACTATGGTAGATAAATCAGTGCCGACATTTTTAACAATACGTACAACGTGACCACTGACCGAAAATTCAAGCTTAGCAGCCTTGATAATATCATAAAAAAGTGAAAGTCTGCTCTTGTTCCCGAAGTTCTCTTTTCTAATAGCTGGTACTGTAACTTCTAAATTGTATGTATATCCGCTATCTTTAAAAATAACTCCTAAATATCTCTCGAAAGTATTTGAACCGTCTAAAACCTCGTACATTACAGATTTTGACATATCGTAAAAGAACTGATGTACAGCATCAAATTCAACTTCGATTTGATTGCCCGTGTCGTTCGGTTTGGCATAAATAACACGATAATATTCATCGTCCAATCGAAAACGCCAGCCCCTATCAATACCTCGCAACACTTTGTTATTTGTGTAAATCGTTCCTTTGACGGATAATTCACCATTGACAGAATTAGTTACAGAATAAGCGGCTTGTGCTCCGTATTCATTGTCTTTTTCGTCTAAAAAAGTAAGCAAATAATCTCACCTCCTGTCTTACTTGTACAATTCCTTAAAATCAAGAATTTTAATTGTACCTACAAAATTAGTTGTATATCTGATAAGTTTTTGAGGGCTAGGCCTGATAATGAAGTATTCATAATTTGTTCGATTATTTACGTTAAGATCTGCGGTAGCGATTCCTTTGTATAGCCTTGTTTCTACACCAGCAATCATTATTTTTTCACCAGCATGTATTGGAGTCGCTGCGTGGTTGTATGTCCATCTTCTGCCGTCAATTTCGAGGAAAAAGCTCGTCTGTTCCGCGCTAGATGAAAGTTCTATTGTCAAAGGCGTTTCCAGCTGATTTAAAGCAGCAGTCCCTCTGTAAGCGAAGGCTCCTCCAGCTAAAACAAGTTCTTTGGGCTCTGTTTCTCCATACGGCAATTCAGCTGTTGCTAGTTCGAATGCGATATTGTATTTTAAACCTGTTAACGTTTTTCCAATAAATGAAAAATCAATCTCTTTATTAATGTGCACCTTGTGACGATATTTCCATGCGACGTGAGGTACTTCTAAAAGATTTAAATCTCCGCTTTTCGCTCCTGGCAATTCGAAACTGTACAAATCATCTTGTTCTGGGTGCATTTTGGTTACAAAATAAGGTTTGTCACCATATAACCAACCTGCAAGTTCGTCTTGTTTTTCCATAAAAGCTGAAAGGCTAGCAACAGCCAGCCTTCCTGTGACTTTTATAATTTTTTGGCGCAAGGTAATACCATCGTGGATATAGCCGCTGCGCCCTTTGACAGTACGCCTATCTATCTCAATGGAAGCCGTTTTATCCTCGATACGGATGTTATAGATACCTAGCTGAGATAGCTTTGTTTCAGCGTTGTCATGTTTAATTAATAAATCCATGCAATTACCTTTCTAGTCAAAAACAAAATATTCATCTTTTGTTTTTGCTCGCGCTTCTCTTTCTTTGACAGATGTATAAATCTTATCTCCAACAATTTCGTTGTGAACTTCGAATTTAGTATCTGATAATTGAGAATTACGGACATCATCACTTAGATTCTCTAGTGAAGAACGCAAACCTGTATTATTGACACTAGCTGATGTTGTGATTAAACTATCTACTCCGTATCGCTGATCAGTAATAGCCATAGCGTATTGCTTGGCAACTCCCTTTATCTTATTGATCCAATCTGCCATACCGATATACATACCTTCGCCTGTAAATCCACCAATAGATTTCATCACGCGAGAAGGTGAGTGAATATCTAATGCGCTGCGCATAGTGCTCGCGATATTAGATGCGATACTAGAAGCAAGAGAGTATAAACTTCCAGCGGTTCCAGATAATCCGTTATACAAGCCCATACCAGCATGATATCCGATTTCTTGTAAAGAATTACTCAAAGAACTAAATGCAGATACAATTCCATTGCTTGCGTCAGTAGCTGTGTTTTGCGCTTGCGTCATGCCAACACTTACAGCAGAAAAAATAGCATTCATCCCTTTTTCTGATGCAGATTTAGCTTTATCAAATGTCTTAGTAAAGACAGATGCAACCTTGTTGCCGACATTTGTAGCGGACTGATTTACTTTATTCATTCCATCTGTTACAGCTTTTGCTACTCCATCCATCGCATTTTTAGCGTTAGTTTCAGCTTTTTTAAAGTTTTCACTGACACTATTAGCTACTGCAGCAGAATTACTTTGAGCACTTGTCTGCATAGCGTTAAGCGATGTGGTAGTGCTGTTCTGCATAGCTGTCGCTGCACCAGTTGCGCTTGTACTCATAGTGGCATAATTAGTCGAAACAGCTGTTGCGGCTTGGCCAGATGTAGCTGCAGCGTTGGTTTGAACGGTTTGGAAAGCCGTGTTTGAAGTGTTTTGCAAGGTCGCCATCGTACTGCTAGCATTTGTATTCAAAGCGCTTAAATTTGTTGATACATTTGTATTCATCGCTTGCGCTTGCGCCGTTGCATTTGTTTGCGCCTGCGTCATTCCAGTTGTTACGTTAGTATTAACGGTTTGAGCACTTGCACCGGCATTTGTAGCCATATTATTCATGGATAGACCTACGTTTGTCTGCATCGTCTGCGCCTGTAAAGAAGCATTGGTCTGCATCGTAGTCATTCCATTTGTGACATTAGTGCTAGTTGCATTGATGGAGTTCAAAGTGTTCAATCCCATAGTATCTATGTTGGTTTGAACTCCTGTAGCCATATCCTGCGTATTTGTCTTTACATTCGTAGACATTTCAGCAGTTTTGGTTGTTACAGACGATGATAAATCGTCCATAGTTGCTTTTGTTTTGCTTGCCCCTTCGTCGCTTTTTCCAGTCATCCAATCCCATATACCACCAAAGAAATCACCTACAGCTTTACCTATGCTAGTAATGCCTTCAAGCAAAGCTTTGCCAAGCGCTTCTATCAACTTGCCTGCTGCTTCGATGATTTTAGGAACACCTTGAATTAACCCTACAACCAATCCAATTACTAATTGTACCCCTCCAGAAATCAATTGAGGTATAGCTTGGATCAGTCCCGTTACAAGAGCGACGATAATCTGCCCTGCTGCTTCAATGATTTTAGGCAAATTACTTATCAACCCATTAAATAGGGACAGTATTAATTGTATACCACCTTGAATTATGGCTGGCAAATTCTCTACAAGCCCTTGGATAAATGAAGTGATGATTTGCACTGCGATATCAAGGATCGTTGGTAACGATTGAATGATTCCTTTTATCAGATTTTGTAAAATCTGGATTCCATTTTGGATAATCTGCGGCATTTGTTGCCCAAGACCAGATAAAAACGTTGTGATAGCTTGCTGTGCAGCTTGCAAAATTTGAGGTAAGTTATTCAGCAGACCTTGGACTAAATTAGCCAATAACTCTACACCTATGCCAATCAATTGTGGCAATGCACTAGCAATAGATTGTACAAAAGTCCCAATGACGGTTACTGCTGAACCGATTAGCGATGTAGCGTTTTGTCCTACGCCTTGAACTAAACTACCGATTAGATCAACACCAGCCTGTACCAAGACAGGGAACATAGTTGCAAATGTGTTTGCCAATTTCGCAATCAGTTCAGTTCCTGAAGCAATTAACTGCGGAATTTGACTAACGATTCCTTGGACTAGATTCTGAATGATTTGCGGACCTTTGGTCGTCACTGTATTTAGCAATTGGTCAATCTGACCGCCAAATTGATTGTTAATGATCCCCAGACCAGCTACTACAAGACCAAGGATTGCGGCAGGACCAATAGCAGCTAAGGCTACGCGCATAATAGCGCCAATCCCCTGTGACATCATTCCCATCACTGACAGACCTTGCGAAGCAGCAGAACCAAAGACTCCGGGCAATCCTCCAACCTTAGAAGCGAATGCTCCGACATAGCCAGAGGCCGAGCTGAAACTGCCACCAATCAAAGAACCAAAAGAACCAATTTTAGAACCAAGCCCACCTAAAAGACCTGTTAAAAGTGATAAACCTTTAGTAGCTGGACTAAAAGCAAGCAATCCTCCGACTAAACTCAAGATAGGCGCTGCTGCTGACATTGTACTTTTAAATTTATCCATGACTCCATCTGCCAGCTTAGTGCCGTTTAAAAAGTGGTCTAAAACTGGATTGATTGTTGCCATGGCGTCAGTAAATTTTTGGATTGCTTGTGATTGACTAAATTTATCTACTAACTTATCCACATATTTTACAATTGTAGTAAACAGTGGTAGAACGGATTCTCCGAGCTTGATTTGAAGAGTCTCAAACGACCCACTCAATCCTTCGATAGCGCCCTTTAAGTTATTTAACTTTTCGGCGGCAACCTGTGCAGCAGTAACCTTACTGATTTCCGCTTGCATTTTATTTGCGCCATCTGCTCCCTCGTTCATCGC